CTCAAGATGCGCCATGATCCAACGAGCCGTGCGCTCGGCATGTTCATCCGTCGTCGTGCCGCCTTGACGGATCACCTCGCCAACGACGTGCAAGACGCGCCTGTCGTCGTCGACCTCAGCAACGATCCACTGCGCATCGCGCACGTTGAAATCGCACCCGATGACGAGACGGCCACGGCCAGGCATGACTGCAGGTGGAGCGCCGCAGTGAATGCGCCGATCGAAACGCGAATAGACGCGGCCACCTCTCGCGGTCCTGACTCCGTCGAGCTTTTCTTTGATCGCCTCATCAGTGCCTAGACGTGACCGCGATTCGTCGACGTAGGACGGAGGCAGAAACGGGTTGTCCGCCGTGCGGATAACGTAGGCCCGTGTCGTCGACGATGGCTTCGCCAACACCAACTCATAGGCAGGCCCGTAGCCCTCGGGGGTGCCGGTCAACAGGGTCTCAAGGGCAGTGCCGGAGCGGACACGCTGCATAGCAGGCACAAGCGCCTCGGGGTCGCAGAGTTCCCACTCATCCGCCCACAGGCCAATGGCGTTGATCCCTTCGACGGCGCGTGGCTTGTCGAGGGACCGACACCAGAACTCAAAGCGCTTTGCTTGCCCGATCTCGAAAATGTGGTCGCTCTTCCATAGCCGATAGGGCAATCGCCAGTCGTCGAGGTAGCGCATCGTCGAGCGCTCCATCACGTCGCGCACCATCGGGTAGCTAGGTTCCGTCCCCAGGATCGGGCCGTGTTGGCCGTGCCTCAGTCCGAGGTCCACCATCCACGCAACGCCTAGCGAAGTCTTGCCGGATCCGTAGCCACCCGACACCACACGGATGCCGGGGCCACGGTCGGCTAGCACCATGAGGTGCTTGTCGCCAAGCGCGACAGATGCGCGTTTCACTTGATGATGACTGGCGTAAAGTCGACGCCGTCGACAGCGTCGACGACGACATGACGACTAGGATCGGCATCGAGTCCCAGTAACCGTGCCCTGCGCTCTTGGATTCTCAACACGCGATCAACAGATGCAGGGTCGCCTCTTGATGCCTTCTGCCAAAGACCCAGCAGCATCGCATCTAGCCGCTCAAGTTCAAGGTGCCGGACCTCTTTCGCTTCTTCTGTCGTCGCAGCAGAAAGTTCAGCCAACGCGCGAGAGACAGCCTTGCGTGCACCCTCACGGGTGATGCCGACCTTGTCGCCGATCTGATCGTAGGTGGCGCCCGCCTTGCGAAGCGACAGGCATTCAAGTTCGCGGTCTTTGGCAAGCACCATGCTCTTGGCTGTTGGTCTACGAGCGCCTTTAGGCATTTGGAGCGTCCGGGTCAGTGCTGCCCTGCCGTTCTTCTAGGGGGTTCCCAGGAGTCTCGCTGGAGCGAACGCGTTTAGGGTATGGCTTCGACAGCAGTATGATACTTACTCTCAGGGCGTCGTCAAGGGGCATGAGATACTTGTGCTTGTCTCCTGCAACAACAGTTGTCAGACCCGCGCGAGATTTTAGTTTTCCGGCACGGATGAATGTTTGAATCTGCATTGAATGCACGATTCTACCATTGAGGACATACTGTGTTGCTCCATCAGAGGTTCCGACGAAAACCCAGTTCCCAGCTTGATAGATGCCGCCGTGGTGTCCTTGTTGTGTGTCCGCATAGGACACCACAAGGCGAATACCCGGGTTCGACTTTTTGAGCATTCGCAATGCAAGCGCGACTATCTTGGACACTGGAGATTGGTGCTTATTCAGTGCCACTCTTACCAGTTCGCAGCATTCAGTCTGCAATAGTCCGAACGGTTTTCCAATGTTATTGTTTGCGCCGTAAGCAAACAACACAACACCGATAAACTTTCCATTTTCCCACGCACCAACCTTGACTGTCTTACCTACTGGTAAAGACTTGCTGTAGTGCCAATGTTCAACGGCATACTTGGCAGACTCATGCGTAGCCCAGTTGACGCGAATATCAACCCTCATGCTTCCTCGCATCAAAGGATTGGCCACAGCCAGGACACTTCACCATCTTGGGTGAGAGTTCATCCAACCGTCCTTGATCGTCCTCAGATCCTTGACCGAAATCAGGCACAGGCGCATCAAGCAAGCCATCTAGCGCCAAATGTGAAAACAGTTCAGGCCCAATGCCATCCTGAATCTCAGCCAGCAGAGTCTGCAAACTGCTGGCAAACTCGCCAGCAGTGTGGGGGTTGTTGAGCGCCACATTGAGCGCCCTTTCCTCTGGCTCGTCCAGATCGACCCAGCAAACAGGAACTTCCTTGACGCCTGCAACCTTCAGTGCTGCAACTCGTTGATGGCCACCGACGATAAAACCCGAACGCTGATTGACGACAATGTCCTGAACGATGCCCCATCGATCAATGGATGCCCGAAGACCCTTTAGAGCCTTGTCGCTGATCTTGCGAGGGTTGTATGGGGCCTGCTTCAGCGACGAAAGCAGTTCGACCGACCTTGTGACGACAGGCATAGTCACACATTGTGCCACGGCTTGGCACAAAAACGCAACCACCACAAAAACCGAACCCCGCCAGTGCGGAATTGCAGCGACGGGGCTCACGCGTTGTTGCTTAGGCTACGCACTTTACGTGTGCCCCAAAGTGAAACCCCCGTCAAGCGGGATGCTCGCCGGGGGCTAGTGCGTCGACACCGGGGTCAGGCTAGCCCAGATCGACAGGCTCATCAAGCCGCATCGCATCGTCCACCAGCATCCGAAGCACAGCGCTAGCAGGACAGCCCCTCGAAGCCAACCAGGCGGCTTGTGCTGGCGTCAGCGAGACCTGGCAGGTGTGAGCACGGCCAGATGGTGCGAGGCGTTTAGGGCGGGTTTGGCGAGGCTTGGGAGGGTCGGCCAAATTGGGGTTGACCCAGCGCTTGAATTCTTGATTTTCTTTTGGGGTCTTGATCACGGTGTCTCCAAAAAGAAAGCCCGCCGGAGCGGGGTTTGTTTCAGTTGCCGCTGCAGCGGTAGGCTGGTTGCGCGAAGCAGAGAGTCAGGTCGCTCATCATCGCCCGTGCCTCTTTTGCAATGGCTCGGAAGTGGAGTTTGTCGCATTGCGACGCCAGCTCGTAAAGGTACTGCCGCTGGAGGTCCATCATTGGCCTGCTCCCGCTCATGTAGGCGCGGTCCGCCTGGATGGAGAGGTTGGTGAGGTTTTGCTTCATCTTGTTGCGCGTCATGGTGTCTCCCGTTTGCGTTGCTGTCTGTGCGCTCATTATGCAGCACAGTGGAGACAGTGTCAAGCATAGAAGCGAGAAATAAATATGGGGGCTTCCCAACGCCAGATTAGGCGTTGTGGGTGATCTGTTGAGAGATCAGATCAAAAAAACCCCCGCTTTTGGCGGGGGGAGAAGTCAGCAAGCAACCTGATCCAACCAGGTCTTTTTCTTGGGCTTGGGCAAATTCATTTGATAGCGCTCCGCCTTCCATTCCAGCTCCGCATCGCACCATCGCTTGATCTCGCTGCATTCGGCCATGATGGCGTCCATCGTCGTCTGGCACTCGCCAGCCCAGATCGCGCTACAGGCCGCATCGTCCGCCTTGACGGCCAGAGACCAAAGAGTCCGGATGTTGTCGTGGGAGCTAGCAATTTTGCAATCGACCATCTTGCTGTGAGCTTTGCGGGCGGCGGCGAGGTACTTGCGGACGGTGGCGGTCTTCATTGATGTCTCCCTGTTTCTTCGCTCATTATGCGTGACAGTGAGCGCACTGTCAAGCACTGTTGTGCTGCAACGATTCTGGCGCTTTGCAAAGCCAGATCAGGTTTGATCTGTGATCTGTCCGACAGATCACGCGAGCCCAAAAGAAAACGCCACCCGCGAGGGTGGCGTCATCAACCTGATCCCGCAGTGGGGAGACGTCGGGACTAGGTACTGGGTCGAGCCAGTGGGGGGAGTGTAGGGATCGGGCTTGAGATGTCAAGGCCATTGGGTCGGGTTGGTCCGCATCGGGACCGTACACTACGTACTCTCTCTAAAGAGAGAGAGTACGGTACGTACGTTCGCCGCCGCCTTGCCGTACGTACAATACGTACCGAAAGTACGCAAAAGTACGTTCATTACGCTGAACTTTTGGCCAGTATCAGACCAGAGCCCCTAATCGGGTCGATCACCTGCCAGCCGTGGTCCTTCGCCGCGACGAACCTGCAGTCGAGCAAATCTCGGATCAGCTTGCCGGGTGTCCCGCTTGGGCGAAGTTGCTGATCGATGGTGCCTTCCGCCCATCCGTTGGTTGCCGCCAGGTAATGACGCAATGCGGCACGGGTGAGGTAGGGCAAGCCGTCGAGCGTTTCGGCGCCAGAGCCCCACCATGCATTCTCAAATACCTTCCTGTTCTTGGCGCCGGGTTGCTCCTTCTCGCGCACTGGCGGTGCCTCAGCGGCCGCCAGGACGGCGCTTGTCACGGGTGCGCCGTCTTCGTCGAGCCAACCGGGGATCGTCACGCTGGCAAGTTTACCAAAGACTGGCGCCAGCAACTCGGCGTCCTTAGATTTCTTTTGGGCAATCGTGATCGTCTTGTCCTTGCATGTGACGCTGACTTCGATGTCAAGCGCCCCACGCCATGACGAGCTCCCCCGCGCCCGACCTTGTGCCTCGTCACTGACGCCGGTGTGATGCACTAGCAGGACGGAGCACCCAAACGTGGCCATAAGTGCGGCGCATGAGTCGAGCATCGCCTTGGCATCTTGGGCGCTGTTCTCGTCGCCTGACAAGAACCGATGCAGCGTGTCGACGACGATCAGCGCCGGACGGACGGACAGGGCCGCGATGGCGTCTTTTGCCTTCAGCAGTCCGGCTTGTGTGTCGAGGTCACAGCCGCTCGACGACAGCAGCAGGTTCCCTCGGGGGATTGCGGTGTTGCTCGTTTGCCACGCCGCGAGACGCCCTCTCAGTCCGTGGTGTCCCTCGCCAGCCAGGTAGACCACGGCGCCGGGCTTGACCTTGGCGCCCATCCAATCGGGTGTGCCCGACGCCATGCGGCAGCACCAATCGAGCACGACAAACGTTTTGCCCGATCCGCTAGGGCCATGGACCATCATTAGTGCTTGCGATTGAGCCCAGCCTTTGATGAGCCATGAGATGGGAGCGGGTTGCGCAGAGAAATCGACGGCGTCGATCAGCCACTCGTCGACGGACGGCACCAACAACGCGGCGAGGTCTTGACCGGCCTGGACGTAGTCGTTGGCGTCGCCGGGAATCGGGGGGATCACATAGCGGACGCCGTGCTTGGCACACGCTTGTTCAGCAGCACGGAGCCCAACGTGGCCCTTGTCGTTGTCGGCCACGATGGTGATCCGATTACCGTAGAGCCCTACGAGCGTGCCAGCGACGTCAACAAGGTTGCTGGCACTGTAGGCGATGGCGCACGGTCGACCCTGGACCTCATGGATGGTTGCGGCCGTCGCGAACCCTTCCGCCAGATAGATCACGCCGTCGCTCGGGACGTCGCCAAGCCGCCAAAACTTGCCCTTGACCTCGCCGCCAGGGTGGTAGCGTTTGCCGCCCTCGCCGTCGATGTATTGCAGGCTTGAGATCCCGCCGTCGACGTCAAACAACGGCACTACCAGCTTGCCGTCCGACGTCATTTTGCTTCCGTGCGCCTTGACGCCCTTGCGTTTGAGGTAGGGGTGATCGTCCGTCGCCGACGGGAGATCATCCCAGATTTCTTCGACCACCTCGGAGATCACCTCACGCTGTCGAGCCACCTCGGCGTCTCGGATGGTTCGCATTTCTGCCATGCGTTTGGCGTGCGCGATCTCCTCAGCCGGGGTCATCGAAGGTCCGCCTTCGGCTGCCCATGATGCGTCGATCTGACGGCGCCAGCAGCCAAACCGGCCAGCGGGTCGCCCGTCGCTGTAGGCGACATACCAACCGTTGGTGTCCCGGCCCTTGCCAGCAGTGGACTTGAATCGGTGGATCTTGCCGTCGAGGACTACCGACGACGGGGGGTTGATTCCCTCGTACGCTATGGCGTCGATCAGTTGTTGTTCTGGCGTTCTGTCGTCGACGTTTGATGCGTGGAACGGGCGATCAAACTTGACCATTGGTGGCCTCATGACGAGAGAGGTAGGCGCCAACCTTGACGACGGTGGAGTGACGCGGCGCCGACCCCGGCTTCAGCAGGCGGTAGAGGGAATGCACGGACACGCCCGATCCTTTCGCCACTCTGGAAAGGTTGCAGTCGGCCAGGCGTGATCGGATCTCGTCGATGTTCATTTTCTGTCCTTTGCGCTTGCGTTTGTTGCGGCAACGTGTCAGAAACCTTGCACACGGCGCAACCGGAATCTTCCGACCGCGTCACAAAGGAGGCCACATGGCCATATCAGTCAAGCGGACGGGTGCGCTCGGCACATCGTCCGTGAAGTTCCTCGGTTACGGTCCTGCCGGACACGGCAAGACGCGTGCAATCGCGACGTTGCCAACGCCGATCACGTTGTCGGCGGAAGCCGGGTTGCTGTCGATCAAGGAGTTTGACCTGCCTTACATCGAGATCTCCACGCTGGAGGATCTGTACGACGCCTATCGTTGGGTGTCGTCGTCGGATGAGGCACGGGGATTTGAATCCGTCGCCCTCGACAGCATCTCGGAGATCGCCGAAGTTCTCCTGAGTGCTGAGAAGAAGGTCATGGTGGGCGGCAAGGCCCGCGATCCTCGCCAAGCCTACGGCGCCATGCAGGACCGGATGGGTGACCTCATCCGCGCCTTCCGGGACCTTCCCGGCAAGCATGTATATTTCTCCGCCAAGTTGGAGAAGAGCGCCGATGAGCTTGGCGCCATCTCCTACGCGCCGTCGATGCCAGGGCAAAAGTTTGCCCAGCAACTTCCGTACTTCTTCGATGAGGTTTTCGCCTTCCGAAAGGAGCAGGGGCACTTTGCGCTGATGACGTCGACGGATGGTTTGTGGAGCGCCAAGGACCGCAGCGGAAAACTTGACCTTTGGGAAGCGCCAGACCTCGGAGCCATCATACGCAAGATTGCGGGGACGCCATGATCCTCGACAACCTGATTGAGCAATGGCGCAAGGCGAAGGAGACCGAGGCGGCAGCCGTCGAGGAGCGCCGCCAGATTGAGGACACCATCGCGGTGATCCTCGGGATTCCAGAAGACCTCGACGGCGTTGTCAAGGTCAGCGGCATCCTCAAGATTACTGGCCGTATCGACCGCAAGGTTGACGGCGACAAGTTG